CGAAGAACGCGCAGACAACCTCTACACAGAGGTTTCTATGCGTCGCGCTCGCAACCTTGCTTTCTCCATGTCCCAGACTAAAGAGAATGTAATCGCCAACATCTACAACCGTGGCTTCAATTCAAGCTACACTGGTGGCGATGGCAAGGAGATGCTTGCAACCGACCATCCGACCCGCAGCGGTGTGTTTTCTAACGAACTCGCCACGCCTGCGGACCTTTCGGAAGCCTCGATTGAGGATATGATTATTCAGATCATGGGCGCGACAAATGCCCGTGGCTTGAAAATCGCGCTTATGCCGAAGACGCTGATTGTGCCGCGTCAGCTTGTGTTTGAAGCCGAACGCATTCTGAAGTCCACGCAGCAGAGCGGCACGGCCAACAATGATATCAATGCCATTCGTTCGATGGGTTCGATTCCGGGCGGCGTCAAAGCCAACCACTATCTGACCGATGCCGATGCTTGGTTCATCCGTACCAATCTGCCGACAGCGGGTCTTACCTGCTGGCAGCGCGATGCGGTTGAGTTCACGCAGGACAATGACTTTGATACCGATAATGCCAAGGCTAAATGCTACGAGCGTTATTCGGCGGGCTGGACCGACCCCCGCGCAATCTACGGGTCAGCGGGCGCATAGCGACAAGAGGGGCCTCCATAACGGGGCCCCTTTTTCTATTCCCTCAACGTGGACACTCCACGCTCGCATGAGCGTTGAAAGGATTTCCCATGGCTACTCCTACTCGTTTTACTAGCGGCGTTACGACTGCCGAAAAAGAGTCCTCACTTGGCGCGTTCGGTCTTCCTGACCCGACAGGCTGGCACTCCTATTTCGATGACTTCGACACTTATACGGTTGGTCAGTGGACCATCACGACAACCGAGGCCGGTGCCGGTAGTGCAACCGAAGCTCTGACCGATGTTGACGGTGGCGCGCTTCTCATTACAAACGCCGCAGGAGACAATGATTTGGATTTCTTCCAGAAGGTTGGCGAAAGCTTCTTGATGGAAGCCGGTAAGAGGGCGTTCTTCAAGGCTCGCTTCAAGGTATCGGACGCAGTTGAATCCGACTTTGTGATGGGCATTCAAGTAACCGATACCACGCCGCTTAGTGTGACGGACGGTGTCTACTTCCAGAAAGACGACGGCGATGCGCTGCTTGATGTGTATTGCCGAAAGAACGCCACGACCGGCTCAACGGGTGCGACCGGCATTGCCACTGTTGTTTCCGATACGTATCTGACGGTTGCTTGGGCCTATGACGGAAAGGGCGAAGTTAAATATTTCGTCAATGACGTTCATCTTGGTTCACTCGATGCGTCCTCGACCTATTTGCCAGACACCGAATTGACGGTTTCGTTCGGCATCCAGAACGGCGAGGCCGTGGCAAAGACCATGAGTGTTGACTACATCTTCGCCGCTAAAGAACGCTGATAGGCATGTGGGGGGCTTCGGTCCTCCACTTTCTTATCTGCCTAGCGACGATGAATAATTCAGACGTTCCCTATGCCCTTGAGTGCGCGGCCTTAATTAGCAAGCTTGAATGGGATGGCAGCGTCCCGCCTGTCAAGTTTGTTGACCGTGATTATCTCGGCAACGCCGGAACGGATATAGACCGCAACGGCAACAGGGTAGCTGCGAGTCCGTCAATGACGGGCGCGTACTTCTTTGGCGCGGGCGATAGGACCGGCACGGCTTACTTCTCGAATATGGCCGACAAGCCCGTCATGGCCCATGAGATGACGCACTACTTGCAGGATCGTAACGGCATGAATGCGGGTGCCGCGAGCGCGGCGGCTGGTGTGCTGTTGAGCCAAAGGCGCGACATTGAGAGCCAAGGCTATGAGACAGAAAAGAACGCACCTTATGAATGCTTCACTCTCCTAGGGAGATGGAAGCAGGACATTAGGGAATCTGCCCAACGTCGTGTTGAGCAATATGAATTGAAGTCTGAAAAGCCGAAGGACTGACATGGGCCGCGCAGATTATTTCAAACCAAACTCATTTAACCGCATTTGTGACCGTTGCGGATCAAAGCGCAAAGCGGAAGACACGCGCCGCGAATGGAACGGCTTGATTGTCTGCAAGGAACATTGGGAAGCCCGCCACCCTCAGGACAAATTGAAGGGCAAGAAGGACCGCCAATCGGTCCCGAACCCGCGCCCCGATCCAGACCCTGCTTACCTCTCCGTTAATCAAGTAACCGTGGATGATCTTTGATGGCAACTTCCGGCTCGGTCAATTATAGCCGCACGGCAAATCAGATTATTTCGCTGGCGTTTCGCCTTATCGGCGTCGGTACGCAGGGCGAAGCATTGCCCGCAGAAGAACAGGAAGACGGGATTGAACGCCTTAACCTAATGGTCAAATCGTGGCAGGTGGAGAAAATCCATCTGTGGAAAATGAAGGACGCAATCCTTTTCACGACAGCATCACAGTACGTTTACAACATAGGCCCCACAGGCGACCGTGCGACGACGACATGGGCAGAGACTACATTGTCAGTCGATGCCGCCTCAGGCGCGTCTACCGTGGCTGTATCGAGCATTACGGGCATGTCTAGCGGTGATGTGCTTGGCATCCTGCTTGATGATAACACCATGCAGTGGACGACGATTAACGGTGCGCCGTCTGGCAGCACAGTAACACCCGCAGTTACGCTCACGGGCGCGGCGGCAAGCGGCAACAAGGTGTTTGCATACACAAACAAGATGAGCCGCCCGTTGCGCGTTCTCGACATGCAGCGCCGCGATAAAAACAACATGGATGTCGAGGTTGAATCTCTCGCCCGTGACGATTACCGCAACCTCCCCAATAAAAGCGCGACAGGTACGCCGGTCCAGTATTATTACGACCCGCAGCTTACCAACGGTCGCCTGAGCCTTTGGCTTTCTCCCTCGGACGAACGCTACACAATGCGATTCACGGCGGCATTGCCGATCGAGGATTTTGACCAATCGACGGATGATCCCGATTTCCCCGTCGAGTGGATCGAAGCCATAGCCTACAATTTGGCCCAGCGCCTTATCCCGACATATGGCGACACGCTTTCGCAGATGGACCGCATGGAGATTGTCACACAAGCGGGAGCCCTCAAGGAGATGCTGCGTCAGTTTGACCAAGACACCGACAGCCTCACGTTCGAGCCTTACGCGGATTGGTCCAGATGAGGATTAATCTCCCAACGCAGTTCTACCAGATGGACGCGGTGCAGTTCTCAAGCCAAAGATTGGTCAATCAATACCTTGAGGCGTCCGACATACCGGAAAGCCGCTCTCCTGCGAAGATCAACACGACCGCAGGAACAACGGAATTTGTTGACGTGATTGAGCCTATTCGTGGCATCAAGACCGTCTTCGGCATTATGTACGTGGTCGCTGGCACAACGTTTTACAGCGTGTCAACTGTGGGCGTCAAAACAACGCTCGGCACTGTGGCGGGTGCTGACTACGTTGATATTATCTACGGCAACACGCAAATTATGGTTGCAGCCGGTTCGGTCGGCTATGTCTACACCATTGCAACGGGTGCCTTTGCACAAATCACGGATGGTGATTTCCCAGGCGCGTCCTCGGCAGCGTACATGGACGGCTCGGCTATCATTTCCAAGCCTTTGACCGGCGCGGCTTATGTGTCGGACCTAAACAATTTTTCGTCATGGGACGCGCTGAACTTCACCACAGAAGAAACATCGCCTGACGATCTTCTTGCCATTCGAGAGGACCGCAAGGAACTATGGTTTTTTTCACAAAACACCGTTGTTCCCTATGGTCGCAATCCCACCTTTCCGTTTCCGTACCAGCGCCTCAGCCAAGCGGTCCTTGAAGTAGGCTGTCTGGCGAAGGGCTCCATTGTAACCGCGGACAATAGTTTCTTGTGGCTCGGCAATCGGGAGACGGAAGGTGGTTTGGCGGTGTGGCGGGCCGATGGCTATACGCCGGTTCGCGTCTCCACACATGCTATTGAACAGAAAATTGAAAGCTTTGGCTTTGCCGCTTCCGATGCCATTGCATTCACATACATGCTTGCCGGTCATATCTTCTACGTCCTCAACTTTCCCTCATATGGGACGTTCGTTTTGGACCTGTCCACGGGCCTTTGGCACGAATGGAACCGCATAGGCGATGTGTGGTCGCGCTGGACGCACCATACATTTTTCAACAACAAGCATTACGTTGGCGGGCCGGACGGGATTATTGCGGAGCTATCATCGGGGGTCTTTACAGACCTTGGCGAGCGCATTGAGCGCAAGATTATCTCCCCCGTGAGTGACGCAGACGGAAAGCCTATCCGCGTTTCGCGCCTTGAGTTTGAGGTGGACGCAGGACGGGGACTTGCGACGGGGCAGGGCAGCGACCCGCAAATGATGTTCCGATATTCAAAGGATGCGGGCCGCACTTGGTCCAATGAGAAATGGCGCTCCATCGGCAAGGTCGGCGCATATAACGCCCGCCCGCTGGTGCGTAATCTTGGCCGGGCAAGGGAGTGGGTATTCGAGGTCACGATGACAGACCCCGTGCCGTACACAATCATCAAGGCATATGCCGACGCAACAGTCGGTAGCACATAATGTCAGTCCAACCCCTAACCGCCGCGCAGGTTTTTATTAACCCGAAGACCGGCCAGCTTTCGCCGGTTGCCGTGCGGTTTTTTGATTCACTCGTAACAGCATTGAACTACGTACAGACGGGCACAGGAACGCCAGAGGGCGTCATTACCGCCAGTGTTGGCACGCTCTACCTGAGAACAAACGGCGGCGCGAGTACGACGCTGTACGTGAAAGAGGCCGGAATAGGAAACACGGGCTGGATAGCCAAATAAGAGAGACACATGAGAGAATTTCACCGGATTACCCAAGGCGTTGACGTGCTTCCACTGCTTCATTCGGTGCAGAGGAAGTCGTTTCTATGGAATGAAAACAAGTTCCGCACTACTTTTCCAAAT